TGCGGCAGCTGCCATTAATCCCCACTTAATAATATTTTTCTGCGTAGCATCGTCCATTTCAGAAAATTTATTAATCATCTGAGTGGCTTTTTCTAACAAAGGCGTAAACGCTGGTAATAATTTTTCTCCAACGGTAATTGCTAATACATTCAGTGATTCCTTAAATCTGGCCGCTTTATTTGCCGGCAAATCATTCATTGACTTAGCGATTTCTTTAGTGGCGCCATTTGCGTTGTAAGTTTCTTTAGTTAACCCTTTTAACGCGTCACCGCCTTGCCCAACTAATACGTTCATCGCTGATTGAGATTCGGTACCAAACGCCAATGCAATCGCAGAAGTACGTTGCGCATCCGTCCAGCCTTCAGTGTTTTGCTTAATCTTATTCAACATATCTGGAAGAGTTAACGTACCGTTTTTAAACTCATCTACAGAAATACCTAATTTTTCAAATCCGGCAATGTTTTGTTTTGATGGCTTCAATAAACGAGTTAATGCTCCACGTAATGCAGTCCCAGCTTTTTCTCCGCCGATACCAGCATCACTTAGCAGACCGATTGCAGAAGCAGTTTCTTCTACATCCATGCCCAAGCTATTCGCTACTGGTCCCACATACCCCATTGCTAGTCCTAAATCTGAGAAACCAGCAGAAGTTGCATTAGCCACATAAGTCAGCGCATCCGTCACCCGTGTTGCGTTCTTAACAGTACTATTGTAATCTTTGCCTTTTAAATTAAACTGACTGATTACCTCAGTCGTTACATTCATTACATCGTTGAATTCATCCCCGGATGCTTTGGTAGCATCTAAAATAGAAGGCATTACACCAAGCGTTTGATTCGCGTCATAACCCTTACGAACAACTTCTGACAAACCATTATTGATTTCAGTGGTAGAAACACCGTATTGCTTTGCCCATTTTTTCGAGCTATCGGACATTTGATCTAACTGATTGCGATATTCTGCGGTTAGTTTTCCACCGTTTGTTAGCAGTGGGCCAATTCCACCAATTTGAGTTTGAAAATCAGCGGCTTTTTTAGTTGCGGCACCAAAACCAGCAGCGATCGGCGCTGTAACAGACATGGTCAATGTGCTTCCTATGCTAGACATTTTTTTACCGAAAGATTCAATTTTCTTACCCGATTTAATCCACTGATCAGATTGTGCTTTGAGTTTGCCAGTAAAGCCTTCAGTTTCGACTTTCATTCGAGCCATTTGACCCGTCGTGGTTTTCATCTGAGCTGTAAAACTAGCAGAACGTGCTCGCGCTTGGTTCAATTCGTTTGCATATTTTGCCGTGGAAGCAGTTGCTTTCCCGTTTTCGTCAAAGCTATCCTTATAAGCTTTTGTTAGCTTTTCGATATGTTTTTCGTTCGCTTGGACTACGTTGCCTAAGCCGTCATATTTCGCTTTTAAAGCGCCTAGTTTATCACCAGACGAATTCATGACTTGCATTTGCGATTTCATCGCTTTCATCTGATGATTGACCGCGTTTTTAGCGCCTTGCAACCCTTTAGAAAAGGCAGAACTATTCAAATCCAACTTGATAATCATATTCCCAAGCGGTTTTCCATTTGCCATAATTTTCCTCCTTTCCTAAATTGATTTAACGAAGTCTTTCAAATCGACCTCTTTTGATTTTTCTTTCTTAGGTTCCGAACAGACAATTTGAATGAGAGCTTCAAAGTCAGCTTCTTCGATATCTTCCAACGTCCAACCGTTTTCAATTAATTGCCTGCAAAGATTAAAATAATTTTCTTCTGCTTCTTCAGGGCTTACTTTTTTTCATCAGTGGAATCGTCTTCCTTGATTCCTAAAATATCCATATAGACTTTGTTTAAAGCGTTGAATAATTCATCGCTTTCAATCCCGTCTAAAATTGTGTCTTCTGTAACTTTTTTATCATTAAAGACTTCAACAGCTAATTCAATCAAAGCGTCTAACTGCGTACCCATGTCTGCGTCTTTTGCATACATTTTCCGACTGCATTGGATAGCTTTACGGACCGCACGACCTTTGACTTTCATTTTTTCGTGGACTACTTTTTCGCCTTTTGCATTTTCTAACTCAAGTCTTACTTTCGCCATCTATAATTTCCTCCTAAAATTTACAAAATAAAAAAAGAGGACTGGTTTAGTCCTCTCTGTTTTAGCCTCCAACTACAGCTGTCGGGAATACTAATGCTTTCAACGCAGTAATTTTTGCTTCATCATCGCCACTGAATTTCACTAGTGATTGTCCTTTAGCTTCACCTTCTGCATCATTTGCGATTGCAGAAAATACATATTCTTCTGCCTCAGGCTCAAAAGCTTCGTTAGTTGTTGTATTTAAGTTGATCGATTCACGGCTAAATTTGCCTTTAAACAAACCAAGCATAGCAGTTTCACCACTTAAATCTTCTGATTCCATTAGTACGGCACAATACGGTGGTTCAGTGTCTTCACCTAAGAAGCTAAATCCATTGGTATCGTCGACTTTATATCCCAAAATCTTATCATTTGCGCCATCAGGTAAATCTAGTAAGCCAAAGTTTGCTGAGATATCGCCCGTACCTTTTTGAGAAATGTAATAAGGAATATTTGAACCGTACACTTTAGATGCTTCTTTAGACAAACCACTGATTTCAGCCGATACAGTAGCTCCTTCGTCTTGCTTTCCTTCAATTACAATTAAATTTGCTGTTGGAATTTTCCCGTTTTCATCGAAAACCCCGATTGTCATTTTTTTAAATCCTACAAGTGTCAATATAATCACTCTCTTTCTTAATTTTTGACAACAAAAAAAGACACGATTTTTCGTGTCTTGATTCCTGTTATTCTGTTTTAATATTGTGTATCGTAAATTCGTGTATTCCCGTCATAACGACGCGCGTCGACGAACCGTTTTGTTTCCGGAAAATACTCATCTAATCCTTGCCCCGATACTTGGCCAAAGCCTAAGTTTTTCATTTCTTTTTTAATCTCGTATTGAATTTGTTTCGAAGTCGCTCGATATTTTGATTCCACATCAATTTGGATTAAATGCTCAATCGAAAGCTCTTGATCACTACCGTGATAGGCCTCATTCGGTACATCAACGGGCCGAAGTGTGATAAATGCACCTGATTTATCAGCTGTTTCAGGTTGCTCATAAAACTTAATTCGATATTCTTGCGAATCGCTGTTATAAGTCATTTCGTGGATGTAGGCATTCGAAATTAACGCCTCGTAAATAATCATTAATATGTCTTTCATAGGCTTTTCTTAACCTCCATTTCCACGGTAGACAAATAAAATGGTTCAGAATTTTTCAATGATTTCGTGATAACCCCGAACCCACGCGGCTTAATCTGACGTCCGTTTCTTGTATAGCCCCATTCGTTTAAATGGATTAATCGATAACGTTGATGTGGACCATTCCAACCGATTTCTGCTTCAGTATTGTAATTTTTATACGTCGCATTTTTACGAACAACTTCATCAATCGTGTATCCTTGATCTTTAAAAACGAGCATGTCAGACTGTAGACGTTTCTCGACTTTCTCAGCGCCGGTATTGATTGCTTTGCGAGCAATCGATCGGACTTTTTTATCACCAAGTCTTTTTTCCATTGCTTTTAACGTTTCGTTTACGCCTTTAACTTCTACGCTATTCATCGGCATACACCGCCAAAAGAATCGTAACGAAACGATTATCCGTAAAATCATTTCGAACATCAGCAATATTCCACCTGATTCCGCTATAGCGCCTGTCTAAAATCTCCACATAATGTTTATTAGAGACTAAATAGTCTTCTTGCGGATCTCGGATAGTAATTGTAACCGCCTGCTTAGTCGTTTTAGAGTTTAAAATCTCTAAATCTTTCATCGACGGATTATATATTTCAGCAAAGCAGTTAAAAATAATCTGTTTTTCTTCTTCACCAGGCATCGGCCCTGGTTTTGGCTTATAGCTAAAAAATTCAACTGGCGTTCTCATCGCACCATTATTAACTTTAGGCTTCTGATACTCAAACGTTGGTTTCTTCATCGCTAACGTCCTCCTCCACATAATTCGAGAGAGAGACGGCCATTAATTCGGACAAAAAATTTTCATTAAAAAATTCGAGAGAATCATTGTAAACGTATCTGCTACGCTCAATGATTAATTCTCGAATTTCTGGCTTAGTAATATCTTCACTTCCGCACCAACGCTTTATTGCCGCAGTTGAACTCTCAAGAATATTTTCTAAATTGTCATCATCTGCATTGTGGAAGATACGCATACGCGATTTAAAATCCTTTAATAATTGTTCCATAGGCTCCACCGCCTAATCTTTTTTCTGAATAAAGCCACTACCAAGATTTTTTTCAATCTCCTTAGCACGCTTCACAAGTAAATCGATTTCCTGACCTTTTTCGTAAAGTTCTTTGGTGTATTTATCCCTAAAACTTTTAAGGATTGTGTACTTCATCTTCTCACTACCCTTCCGGAGTAGGGTCGACAGGCGTTTCATTCACTTTTAATCCCCAAACAGCCGCCGTTTTATCATCTTTTGCTTTTCCATAAGCAAATTGTTTAGCAGTATACAAATCCATATCTTCGATTGCTAACGTTTGATCGTATTTGCGCAATGTGATTCCTCCGCCGATATAAGCATCGTAACGTCCGCTAACGAAAGTAACGACTTTTTCGGAAACTTGTGCCAAAGATTCAACGATTTTAAGATTATAAGGGAGAGCGGTTACGTATACGCCTTGCGCATTTAAAGAAGTGTATTGGCGTTTAACATCCCAAGCGTCAGCAGGGTTAACAACCATGACTACTTTGCCATCAACAGCAACAGCACGACCTTTTTCGTCAGTGGAATGGTGTTTGTATACGTTCGTTAATTCTTTGACTGTAGTAGCAGAATCAGCAAAAGTTAAATCACCAATTGAAGTTTTTTCGGGATATACTCCGCCAGTGATAGCCACGCCAGCTTGTACTTGACGATTTAAGCCGATTGGCTTGCCGTTTCCGTCTCCTGCTAAGAACGCCGCTTCTAAAGCAACTGCAAAAGCTTCATCGATTTGAGTAGATACAAAAGATTCGATCCAAGCAGGGCCAAAGTCTTTCAAATCTTTCGGAATTACAACGAACGCCGTTAATTTATTTTGAATAGCTTCTTCTTCACTAAATGCTGCATCTAATTGGCCTTTTATCTCGCCGTAGATATTTCCCCACACAGCGACTCCGCTTGTTTCAGACTTCAAGAATTTTAAGCGTAATCCAGCATTCACCATGCCAATTTCTGCTAATAGCGGATGAGCAGTAGTTAAGTTTTCAAAAATGCGATCGATTGTTTCTTGCGGAAGTAATTTTTCTTCCTTGTAGCCAACGTCAGTGGTAACTGCATTAAAGAATTTCCGTTCTCGTGCAGAAAGTTTAGCGTCTGCCGGATTAGCAGCAATCAGCCCTTCTGCTTCAGCACGTGCTTGTTTTTTTGCTTCGTTTAACAATTCATCAAGCATCGCTCCA